CGCCACCCGCAGGAGGTTGTTGTGGTTGAGGTTCGGGTTTTGAATAAGTGAATCGTATATCACTCCCTGCATCTTCTGTCAATTCGGCTTGGAAGCCAAGTTGTTGCATACGCTGCGCAATGTTGACTTCTTGCTCATCGCGTCGTAGTCTTGTCACATCGTCTTCTTCTTCATTCGGATATAGAGTTAATTCCCACTCATCAACTCCCATCTCTTTCAATAGACGCGGGAATAGATTTTTAGCATAGATTTTTTGTCCGTATTCAACAGCACGATTGGTGACAAGAATCTGCATACCTTCGTTGTTAAGACCGCCGGATTTCCCCGCATCCATCATAAAGATGCTTGATACCCCATAGAATGCCGCTATACGCATTCTTACTTCATCGCGGATTTGAGAATACTGCATCTCATCAAGCGAATCCATGAATCGAACAAACTCAACTTTACCACGACCGGATGCTGATTCGATACCAACTTTAGGAATATAATGCGGGTCGCGCTCCATTTTCTCTTCTGCGCCTTTCCAAAAAGATGCGGTGGATTGAATGTTATCTGTTGTGATTGCGAGAATACCGCGAGGTATTCTTCGCTTTTGATACGCGAGGTAAATGTAATTATCCATCGCTGTTAGAGTTTGGGCTTGTCGCCACATTGTAGCGACAGGACTACGACCATATAATTTAGAAGGATTATATTTACTTGTGTGAAGAATCTCTCCATCAATGTAATACTGCGTTTTACCACTACCTGCTGTATTGATGTAATGAACATCTTGTAGCGGTAGTTGACATACATCACACTCATGATAGTCGCCATTGTGAGGATATGTTTTATCGCGATGAACAGGGCATATAAGATACCTGCCACCCCTCGCTCCGCGCTTATCAGCAACTATTCTCATGAAAGTTGGGTCGCCACGCATAACTTCTTTAATTCGGAAAAATGATATTTCTCCGCTATCGGGGTCTATGAAATACTCTTTGATGAGAATAAGAAACGCATCGTCAACAATGTCTAAATCCCATTCGATTTCACGCATAACATCCATAAATGATTGGTCCATGCTGTTTCTTTGGTCTAACAACCAACGCGGGTATAGAACTTGGTCAACATCGGGCGATTCAAACTCCGTCATACCACACAAACGACACTCTTTTACTGTATCGTGTTGATATTCTTCTTTACAGTTAGTGCATTTCTTATGAAACTTCTTCTGCCAATAATGGCCGCGTCTAAATACTTCTTGACATAATGTGTTGATTGTAGTTCTTAAAACAACAGACTCTTGAACTGTTGCGTAAAGAGCAGGAATACTTACACCTTGAACAAGAACAGGCTCTTGAATACCACTTTTCCAAAGTGGCATAATGGGTTCGGGTGTGGTTCGTCTGCGGAACGGTTTAGATAATGAAGATAAGAACCGACCAACAACACCTTGTTTCTCATCAACCATATCAAATCAACCTCTCTATACGGTGAATATCATCCACAAGGCGGATAACTTCATTGTCCCGTTGTCCCCATGCAAGAACTTCTGCTTCATCAACTTTCCATTCACGAAGCAATTTTTCTCGTTCATCGGGAACATCTTTCCAATTTTCCCATTTGACAACACGATAAAGTTCTTCTCTTCGTGACTTGACGAGATTACTTTTAGACCCTCTCAAATCAAGTAAATGTATCACCGCATTTGCTTGATTCTTTTTCATTTGCAAATGAGAACTAATACCTTTCATTAATTTGCGTAAGTCTTTTTCACTATAAAATTGAAGGCGATGTTGTGTGCGTCTGCTATTCTTATGAATTTTCAAATCAGTTTGGAGAACACCACACCCAAGCGCTTTATGCAACTGTTCGCAATGCAACTTACCTCGCTGCCCTGTGGCGATAAAACCTGCTCTTGGTTCTCCGCGTTTTGTGATTGTGATATAACCATCAGCATCAAGGAAACCTGCGGCGTAAGCCCAAATATCTTTAACAATAACCATATCATCTTGTATAATACCATAATTTGTTCCTATCTTCTCAATGTCATATTCAACACCATGTATTTTTAATAAAGATGCCATTTTTCTTATTGTCAAATGTTTAGGTGAACCGATTGAATTGTAAATCTCATTTGAAGATAACGGCCCTCTTTCTGTTAGAACATCTGCTGAACGCGTAAGCCATATTGCTTCTTGTTTCTTAATTTCATCTATCGGATGTAATGATTTTTTCCATTGAGATTTAGCATCTTTTCTCATTTGTTTTGAATCAACCCATAACTGTAATTGTTCTTTATTGAAATCACCTTCAATTTGAGACAATTTAGTAATAACATCATTTGCTTTTTCCCACATACCGCATGCTCTTCGTAAAGACACTTCGCGCGAAACGCCATGTTTCCTTAACGCATGTAAATTTCTATCGGAAACACCAAGAGCGCGTATAGAAGATAAATGATTATTAGCCCACGGAATAGATTTTAATGTTGATTCGACTTCTTCTCGCTTTGCTATTCGTATAGCATCTATCGCAAGGTCAATATCTTCTCGCATATCCTTTCTATCGCGACGAGCCATGCGTAATTCTTTCACCATTGATTCAGCATCTTTTCCAAACATTGAATGAAACCAACCGTTATGAGGCATGGCGCTTTTGAGTTGTTGAGTAGGTTGAACAGGTTGTTGTTGTTGAGCAATAACATCTTGTATTTTCTTCTTTTCTTCTTCTTGCTCTTTCGCATCCGGTTGCGATGAAGTAGCCGGGGCGGATAATTCACCTTCACCTTGCGATTGAGTATTAGTTCCATCACCCATATTGGGGTTAGCAATAGTGCCTGTCGCTTTACGCAAGATAGCATCTATCTCTTCATCTTTTAGTATCGAACCCGTCCAACTCAATCAATCAACCCCGTCATCATATCATCAATGTCAACTATACGCTCGCGGAACTCGGTTGTTCCCCAATGCGCTAAAGCAAGCGCGATAGCAAAGTCATCGTGACGACCAATGCTATCCAACTTCCCCTTCTTTGACATGCCGAACATAAGTAGTTCCCGTTCTAACTCGCTCATAAGGGTTCGGGAGTTCTCATCACCCCACGGCAACCTCAATTGCTCTTTTTCAAAACGCATAACTAACCCCATGAGAAGTGATTCTCGGCGTTGCCGAGTTGAAATGAATGTCTTTATTGGTAAGTCTGTGTCCGCGCGTAATTCAGTAGCGAACACACGCTGAAAGTTGTTCGCTTCAAGTTCTATAACATCCGGTCCAAACTTTGAGTTGAGTTTTTGAATCTCCATAATCTGTGTGCGAAAATCCATATTCTTTCTACGAACCACATGAACCAATTCAAGCAATTCGGGATTTGTTGAAGGGCGACGAAGCACCACCATAACAGTGTAGTCAGCCGACCTATCCGATGAGATAGCAGGGTCCCAACCGACGAAGTATTGGTCGTCGGGGTCACCATCTGCGCGATTAATAATTCTCAAATCGCTATCTTTCGCGGCTTGAAGAACCAATGAAGGGAATAAACTGCTCATATCATCCATCGGTTCACATAGATATTCGCGAGCAAATGCAATAGCGGGCATGTCATTTCTGCGCGCATCAAGAGAATCTAAATCCCAACGCTCCGGCCAAAGCGCTACACCCTTAGCATTGATAGCAGGATATGTTTCAACAAGATAACCTTCGCGCTGTTCTAATTCCGTGTAAAGGTCAGTCGGTGTGAACGGTGTTCCTACAATCATAAGTTTAGAAGAGTGGTGGAGTGTAGGCACAAGAACCTCATAAAACCAACTTGCTACTCTTTGAAGTTCGGTATCTGTCGTCCCCCAAAGAATATCGTCGCATAGAATAAGGTCGGGGTGAATACCACGAATAGCACCACCAACGGACTTTGCGCTGATATTAGAACCATTGCTGAAACCGAAGAATGTCTTCGACCAAGAATCGGGTTTCTTCATGCGCGCCATAAATGGTATTCCGTCTATAAGGTCATTGAGTGTCCTCATGTGATGTATGGATTGGTGCAAACTGTGACTGATAAGAACCGCTTTACATTTAGGGTTAAACGCGACTTTCCAAAGCAGGTAGCCGAGGAACAGCGTTGATTTACCGTGGTCACGCGCCGCTTTCACACAGTATCGTCGTTGTGATTCAAGATTATTATACCATTTTTCATGATGATGTGATAACTGAAAACCAAGAATATCTTCAAAGAAGAACTTGAAGTCGCGCTTAGCAACCTCATAATCTATCTCTTCAAGAGTTTCAAGGCTCAAGCCCTCCATAGGGCATTCACCTCACATTCAGTCTTTTGAGTAATGAATCCCAAGCATGAGTTTCGTCGTAAGATTGTAAAACTATTGGTTTGTCATCATCACCCTCACCAAAGTCCATATCGTCTCTCTCGTCTTCTTCTTCTGCCGGTGCTTCTTCTGCCGGTGCTTCTTCTGCCGGTGCTTCTTCTGCCGGTGCTTCTTCTTTAGCCTTCTTCTTCTTA